AAGAGCAAGAAGCAAACATAAGAAGAGTTGACAATCAAGTTAAACAAATCAAAAAATGGTAATCAATAGAAAGGAAATATAAAAATGAAAGCATACCCAATATGGAATAAAATTGAGGCTTGTATCTATAAGAGTGGTAAATCTTATGGCGTTAAAGAAGATGGAAGAAATCAAATATTAATTGGTACATCTTCTTCAAACTCTCATGAGTTTGTAAAAACTAGAGTGACACATAAAAAACATGATGACGGAACGAGAACATATCATTTTTATATTGATGATAAATTATTTAAGAAGGCGACTTTGAAAGGCACAGAAATAGAGATAGAACAAATATAAACAATCGTCCACGCTTCGCAATTCGCACACCATACAACCCACGCTTGTTACACTTGTGGGTTGTATGCGTTTTTCCACAATATACCGTAGGTATATTGTTATCCTTAGATATTAAGAGTGCGTAGCACATTAATACTTAATAGAGGTACCAATGCAATTACAATGTATAAATTAAAGTAAAATAACGAAACACCCTTATTAAAAAAGATACTAAACTATTTAGTATATATTGTTTGATTTAGATAAAGATATGGAGTATTTTCATTATGAAAAATATTACAAGGTGTAAAAAATATTACAAAAAAATATTACAAAAAAATATATGAATGAAGAAGTAATTAACAATTTACCCGTTGATGCAAAAAAAGAATTTATCAAATTAGGTTTAAAACTAGCAGAAAAAAAAACCAAAACAAAAGTACATGACGATTTTCTTTCTTTTGTAAAACATGTATGGCCTGAATTCATAGAAGGTAAACACCACAAAGAAATTGCAGATAAATTTAACCTTATAGCCCAAGGTAAATTAAAAAGATTAATTATCAATATGCCTCCTAGACATACTAAGTCTGAGTTCGCATCTTTCCTTCTACCTTCTTGGATGGTAGGAAGAAAACCTGATTTAAAAATTATCCAATCTACTCACACCACTGAACTTGCAATACGATTTGGTCGTAAAGCTAAAAACTTAATGGATAGTCAAGAATACAAACAAGTATTTAAAACTAGACTAAGAGAAGATTCGCAAGCCGCGGGCAAATGGGAGACTGAACAAGGTGGAGAATATTATGCAGCTGGTGTTGGATCGGCGATCACGGGCCGTGGAGCGGACTTATTGATTATCGATGACCCACACTCTGAGCAAGATGCATTGAATATGTCTTCGATGGAACGTGCTTATGAATGGTACACATCTGGTCCTCGTCAAAGATTACAACCTGGTGGAGCAATTGTAATTGTAATGACGAGATGGAATATGAAAGACTTAACAGGAATGTTACTTAAACATCAAAAAGAATTAAAATCTGACCAATGGGATCTTATAGAATTTCCTGCAATCTTACCATCTGGTAAACCTGTCTGGCCGGGTTATTGGAAACTTCCAGAACTAGAATCTGTTAAAGCCAGTTTAAGTGTGGGTAAATGGAACGCACAGTGGATGCAGAATCCAACCAGTGAGGAAGGATCACTAATCAAAAGAGAATGGTGGAACGTGTGGGAGAAAGATTATATTCCTCCTTTGGAACATATCATTCAAAGTTATGATACAGCATTCCTTAAAAAAGAATCTGCCGATTATTCTGCAATCACCACTTGGGGTGTATTTTACCCAGATCAAGATAGTCCAGCAAATTTAATTTTACTCGATGCATTAAAAGAAAGACTAGAGTTTCCAGAGCTTCGTAAAAAAGCATTAGAACAATATAAGTATTGGAACCCAGAGACTGTTATCATTGAGGGAAAGGCATCTGGAATGCCCTTAACATTTGAGTTGCGAAAAATGGGAATACCTGTTATAAACTTCACTCCTAGTAAAGGAAACGATAAACACGCTAGGGTGAATTCTGTTTCTCCACTTTTTGAGAGTGGATTAATTTGGGCACCTGATGAACGGTTTGCCGAAGAAGTTATTGAGGAGTGTGCATCTTTTCCTTATGGAGACCATGATGATTTGGTGGACAGTACAACCCAGGCAATAATGAGATTCCGTCAAGGGGGGTTTATAGGACATCCTGAAGATGAGCGAGAAGATCCATTGCCACAAGTAGAGAGAACTTATTACTAATGGCAAATAAAAAAAAGAAAAGTAAACTTAAAAAAATAAAAGATAAGTTTATAGGTCCTGTACGACTTACTCCAGAATTTAGAAAACAAGAAACACAAGATGGAAAATATAAAAATTCTAATGAAGGAGGTGGACTTAAAATTGATACAAAATTTGGAACTTTTATTTTAGATAAAGATAAGAATATAATAAGTTCAAGTGACAGTGACGACTTTAAGACAAGCACTAAAAAAATAACTTATGGTAAAGACTTTGATACTAAATATGGTAAAATAACTATTAGTGGAAATAAAGGTAAGACAAAACACTCAGGTGGTAAATCAGACACCAAAGGTGGAAAAATTAGTATTTCAAAAACATTTAAAAGTGGTGGACTTGTTAAAACAGGTAAACCAAAATTAGCAATCAAAGGTTGGAAGTAAATGGCCGATTATACAAATTACACAAACACTTGGAATAATAGTTCTGTATTACAAAACCAATATCCAAATGTAAATGATTACTTATCGTTGTTTGGTTACCAAGGTAACACACCTACAACACCTACACCAACTCCCACACCAACACCAACACCTACACCAGTTCAACCTGGGATTATAAATCAAAATATAAATCAATTTCAAAATCAAGGTGGTGGTGGCATACAAAGTCTTGATCCATATTCTCGACCACAAGGAAAACCTTTAGACCCAAATAGTTTTTTAGGAAAAACAATTCAAGGAGCTAGAAATATTGGTGGTTCATTAGTAGATAAATTTTCTGGACTTCCAGGCGTTGAACAAGGAAAAGGATTTATCCAAAATATAATGGATAATACGATGGTAGGTAGATTAGCTGCTATGAGAAATCCTTTAAATTCTAAAGCAAGTAATTATAATCCCAATCTTCAAGGTCAAATAGATATGCTTGAAGGAACTACAGGAACAAGAGTATTTGGAACGTCTGATAATTTACAGTTTGAAGATGCAGCAATGATAGGTCGAGATCCTAATTCTGGTTTAGGAAAATATGGACCTGGTTCAGTATTGTCTGGTCAAAATATTGTATCTGGTTTTGGAACTAATGACTATGAAGGGCAGTTAGATAAGTACATTGAAAAAATGATGAATTATAAAACTCGTTCAAAATTTCAACAAGCAAAACTTGATAGAGCTATAGCTGAAAAAAAAGCAGCACAAGAAAAAGCAATGATGGAAGAATTAGCTAAAGAGGAAGCGGCTGCCAATAGAGCTAAGGTTGAAGCATACACAGGCAGACAAATGTCTGACTACAGACAGAGCAGACCTCAATCAGAACAAAACTACACAGGTGGAAGTACTAACTCAAACCCATCTACTCCAGGTGCTCAAGATGGTTTTTCAAACAACAGTGGAATGGGTAGAACAGGTTATAATGATGGTGGAAGAGTAGGATTTAAAAAAGGTGGACTTGCAACAATGTTTAAGCTAAAAGGATAATATGGCAGATATAGATGATGCTTTACCGAATCAATCGGTGAGTGATGAAGAGTTTGTAGAAAAAGAAGTAACTGAAATTGAAACTCCAAACGAAGATATTGTAGAATCTTCTGAAGACGTAGAAGTAACTATGGATGAAGAAGGGGGAGCTGAGATTTCTTTTGACCCAAGTGCGTCTACACCAGAAATGGGTGAAAATCATTTTGACAACTTAGCAGAATTTTTAGATGACGAAACTTTAGATCCATTAGGAACTAATCTATATGAAAAATTTATAGACTATAAAGAATCTAGAGGAGATTGGGAACAGTCTTACAGAGAAGGTTTAAGTCTTTTAGGATTTAAATATGAAAAACGTACAGAACCTTTTAGAGGTGCATCGGGTGTTAATCATCCAGTACTTGCAGAAGCCGTTACACAATTTCAAGCACAAGCTTATAAAGAATTATTACCAGCTGATGGTCCTGTTCGTTCACAAATTTTAGGAGCTATTACTCCAGAGAAACAAGACCAAGCTAATCGTGTTAAAGATTTTATGAATTATCAAATCATGGATCAGATGAAAGAGTATGAACCTGAGTTTGATCAAATGCTTTTCTTTCTACCCCTGTCAGGTTCTACCTTTAAGAAAGTTTATTATGATGATCTTTTGGGTAGAGCTGTTTCTAAATTTGTACCTGCAGAAGATTTAATTGTACCTTACTCTGCAAATTCTTTAGATGATGCAGAAGCTATTATTCATGTACTTAAAGTATCTGAAAATGAATTAAGAAAACAACAAGTTTCTGGTTTTTATAAAGACATAGATCTAGGACAACCTCCTGTTACTGAAAATCAATTAGAAGATAAAAAATTAGAACTAGAAGGAATTTCTAAAGATGGTCAAGAAGATCAATTCACACTATTAGAAATGCATGTTAATTTAGATGTAGAAGGTTATGAAGACATAGGACAAGATGGTGAGCCCACAGGAATTAAACTTCCATACATTGTAACTATTTTAGAATCTACAAACAAAATTTTATCTATTAGAAGAAACTATGCTGAAGGTGATAAAATGATGAAAAAAATAAATTATTTTGTACAGTTTAAATTTTTACCCGGAACTGGTTTTTATGGTTTTGGTTTAATTCACATGATTGGTGGTTTAACTAGAACTGCAACAGCAGCATTAAGACAATTATTAGATGCAGGAACTTTAGCTAATTTACCCGCAGGATTTAAATCTCGTGGTATTAGAATTAGAGACGATGCACAACCCTTACAACCTGGTGAGTTCAGAGATGTCGACGCTCCGGGAGGCAATATCAAAGATCAGTTTATGCCTCTACCTTTTAAAGGACCAGACCAAACATTATTATCTTTAATGGGTGTAGTGGTTTCAGCTGGTCAACGA